TCGAAATCCATTTGCCATGCGCTCGTCGCGCGTAAAGCAGTCGTGATTCAATTTTGCATCAAAAGCATAAATCATCTCCCCCATGATCCAATCCCAACGATCAAAGAAAAACTCATCCGTATCCCAAGAGTTTTTGAGCGGAGGAGCATTGGACGCTCTTAGTTGCTCTGGCACATCTTCATCGTCTGTAAACGGAGCGCCCTGCTTATCTTCACGAAGTTTAATCAACATCGGAAGGACAACATTAGCAAGAGTACTATCCATACCCCAAGTATCCCACGGATCAATATGTACTTTGATTCGACGCTTAGCCGCCCAGTCCAGATACTTTTCCGCAAGATCCGTATGCCACATACCAATACGACTGTTGGCATAACGCTCTGCAAGATCACCTCGCTTATCTTCGTTCATAAACGGAAGAACAGCATCAATTAGTTGATACGGGCCGAACCACGTTGGATACTTTTTTATTACGACTTTCATTTAGTTGCCTCTTTAGATCCCGAATTTCATCGGCTGCGAGAAACATTACTCCTGCATATACAGACATATTTGCTATGCGAAGCAGTTTCTCTCCATATTCTTCTAGCTTCTTTTCCATTATTCCACCTCAAAGCAAATCTGATTCTTTACAAAGATTCGAGTAATCTTTCGATTCGTGCCAGGAAGCATTTGGCCTACTTCGAGAAACGGGCCACCTGAAGGATCTACAAAACCAAGATTATTCTCATTGATCTCATCTTCGTCCGGAAGCCCGCCGTAACGCCAGTAGCTCAGATTACCTACAATTGCATAAACATCCGGCTCCAAGGACACAAACGAGTATTCATCACCATATCTATTTCGCATACAATCTCTCCCGTAAAGAAGATATTATAAACCTTTTTCGGCTGAAAAGTCAAGAACTATTTTTCCCACCACTCATACGTTGAAGTTGCTGTAGAAAATCGAACATAATTGCGAACTCTCAGTAATATATCTACTACTTCATCGGTTTCATACGCTTCGACTCGTCCACCAATTGAGAGAGGCCCAACCCGTAAACAGTACCCAATTGTAGGCCCATAATGGTATTCAATATATTTGCCTTTTACAATTGCAGAAAGCGGGCCACTAGAGCCCGCCCCATCACTTTCCCGCCTTAGAAAGTAAGCCATGTTTCCACGCCTTAAATTGTTTTTCAGTGGTGTAATACTCAATCACAACTTCTAGTGCATCAAGAAGTTTCTTCTCGCCTTCGTAGTCAGGAAGAACCCACTTGTATGACTCCATCAGTGATTGTGCTACAACCTCCGACTCACTCTCTTCACTAATCTCTACTCGAATTCCCATGGATAGCCCTCTGTGATTGTGTGTAGTTCAGTATCAAATGCTTCATCAGCCAATTCAGCGATCTCAGTGGCGTCTGCTAGTTCGTCCCACTCTTCGCCGTTCAGAATATACCATTTATCAGTTTTTTGATAAACCGCATCTTCTGTTTCTATTATATATGCTCGGAACTCGTGAAGTCCAGTTATTTTCATTCTCTTACCCAGGGTCTCGGCGCATAAGACGCCATTAGTATTTCCTTCATACGAAAGTTTTCCTTACGAAGGTGTTCCACTTCTTTTTGAAGTGCTGCAAACTCACAGTTTTCGTGATGAGTTTTTGTATCTACATGAAAGTTACAATGATTACACCATCTAGCATGAGTGTATATGTTAAAGCAGGTACACAAGTCTACTGGAGCATCACACTGTCCACAAACTTCACGATTCATGGTTGTACCTTATAGACAAAATAATTACCAGTACCAAAGCAAAGATAGCAAGTATAAAAACAACCCGTATCTTCCTCTACTCCATGATTGCCCGAACCGCCACAGCTCGAGCAAAGATTGAGAGCACGACACTGCTCGTCATCGGCATACTCTTCCCAAAGATCATTCATCGCCACCACCTTGCTCGAATAAGGTCACCGTCAAAAGAGGAACCTTCATCGCAAATTTTTGCACACTCTTCTCGTACATCTGCAGCAATCAACTCCGCAAATCTGCTCAATACGACTTCCGGCAATTCATCATCAAGTATAGTAATACTCTCACCATGAAATCCCAGACCCGCAGCCTGCGCTAGTTTACGAATTTGTTCGTTCATTCTGGCGTCCACCATTCATATACTGAATTCCCTGTACGAAACTTTACATAGTTTTCAGACTCTTCGAGAATTTCTGTAATCATGGTAGTCTGCCACCAGTCTTGCTCTTGGTAGGTGCGCGCATATACTACTCCAACGCGCATTGCAACTCCAACGCGAGGTCGAGCATTATGTTCGTGCTTTACATCATCACCTTCCAACCAGAGGGCCATACTCATGCCACCAGAGTCTCCCCTACCATCACTCTCACGCCTTAGCGAGTACATCGTTAATATCCTTACAGGTATTGCAAATTGATTTCAGCCAACCGCCACGACTTTGCAGTGTAGAAGGTTGACCACAGCACTCACAAACTGACATCGACCTTTTTTCAATTTCCCAAATCTTGGGATCAAGTACATCTGCAACCTCTGCTGTCATGATGCCAGTATAAATGCGAAGTTGCCCAAACTTTTCTTTGACTTGCATAACTTCAATTTCGTATGGCTCAAGAAGATCATAGGCTTCGTCAATAAGCCCGTACCAACCATGACCCACACATTGCTTTGCATATTCTCTAGTGTACATTGTTGCTTATCCTTTTTACCGTATTAACAAAATCTTCTTCGCTAGTTGGAAGAATCATTCTTTGTTCTAGTGAGTTTGCCCAGCGATCAAACTCTGCAATCGGGCAACTCATATCTAGATAGCCATTCACAATACGCCAAACTCGACCGCGACCTTTATAGGCAGCATATCCATCTCGTGCTGCACGAACGGCACCCCAGCCGCAAGGACGTAGCCGTGCTTTGTATAGCCAACGCTTGAGTTGCTTAGGTGTTTTCATTTCCAACTTCTCTCTGGCATCTTTTCTCCGTTATACACACCTTTGGGCAGATCAGGTCGATAATGCCAAGACCAGAAATCCCAAAGAGATACACCATGATCTAAGTGATGATACCAGACTTTGCGATAGCCCAAACGCTGCATCACAGAATCCCAGTACCAGCGAATCATTCTTCATACTTCCTCGGAAGGCTCGCACCACTCAAACTTCTCATTCGTTCTAGCAAATCAGCCAGAGCAACGCAGTGCATTGCTCGACAGCAAGAAACATGAATCGGAGCAAACATTCGCCCAGAGTCCGACTCTTCACGAAGGTTCAGATAATCTTCAAAAAAAGACTTCACGCATTCTTTTAGTTCATCGTTCATTGCTTTCTCCAACTTTTGAGAATATATTATACAAGATCAAGCAAGCAAAAGTCAAGATTTAATGCTAGTAAGAATAGTAAGAAGTTGCATTTCGCCATGAGTAAGGCTAAAATGTTTTTCGTTAATACTAACGTCCCAACCTTCGCCATTCTTCCACTCTGTAACTTCCATAAAGGAATCTTTTTTCGCAAGATGACAGTAGTCTCGCAGCTCTGAAAATACACTATTACGGGTATAAAAGTCCACTATTCACTATCCTCTTCTAGACATCCACCAATACCAATATCTGCATACACCTGATTTTCGGTATCAAAGCGAACTATTCTATAGTTTCCTGAGTAAAAATAGCCTCTAAAACCGTCTGAAATGAGAACTTCTACATCCCCAAGCTCTGCTTTCATTTGAGTAAGCTCACTAATCATGCTACTTAGTTTCATGTATCTTTACCTATAGAGTTATGCAGTTCCATGTAACCTGCATCCATTGCACGACCATACGCATCCATATCAAATTTAAAAACTGTATATAGCGCATGACGGTAGCTACCATCATCAATAAGTTCTGCCAACACAATCCGGCGCACTACGGCGCAAAATACGTCAAGTTGTTGATCGTAAGAAAGAGAGTTCCAGGTTTCTTCTTCCTGTGCTCGATATATCTTACGAGCTTGTTCGTACATTCCGCGAACTTCTTTCATTACATCCTCGAAAGATATATTATCAGGGCTTTTACTTTCTATGTCAAGTTCTTTCACTCAGTCTAGCCTCTGCATAAAGTGCTGAGTAAGCAATTAAATCCTCACAGCTATCTTGGTGAGGAACTTTTCTCTGCCTGTCGCGTACCATCTTGAGAATAGCGAGAAGAAGCATACCTTCGGCCTCCGTCAATTCTCGCCCCGTAATTGCGTTAAAGGCCGCAATAGTGCGGCCCATGCTACGCTCTCCAGTAGGAGAGTCATACTGTTGCCCTCGCTCACAGAGAAGGGCAGTCGTATTTGCTAGTAATGTTTCAACATTCATGGCCGATCTCAAAACTTTCATCAAGATTGAGCAGCACAGAAGCAATGATTGCGTCTGTGATTGCTTCAATACTTGGATGGTCATTATGCTTGTATGCACGACGATAGCCGGATGTTACACCACCAGCAACACACTCTTCTAGAATTTCACGCACAGTGTTGGGCCTTACTCGGAGCATTTGATAAACCTCATTTTTTGTTCGGGTGACCAGGATTTCAGATAATCGGTAATTTTGTCAAACTCTAGCAGATATTCTGCCATTGTAACTTCTCGAGTCGAAGTAATCGTTTCGCCAAGATCGGTCTGACCAAACTCTTCTACTTCTTCGCAGGTTACATAGTCCATCGCATATTCGCTTTTTTCGCACTCAACCGCATAAGTGTGACGAAAAAGGCGTACAGTTTCAACAATAAAAAGTGGCATATAAGTTACCTAATGTGTGTGAAAAAGAAATTTGCAATAATGAAACAGTTTGTAATTACAGCTTGAACAATTAAAAAAGTACGAATCCAAGCAACTTTATCGGCTTCGTTATTCGACGAAGTTGCTTTTTCCCCAAGAGCTTTACACCACAAACGCCACATAAATCCTCCAAAATATTTGCTACTCAATTTACCCTCGGAGTAGCTTACGAGAATATGGTACTCTCAACGAGACTCGAACTCGTATTGTCGCCGTGAAAGGGCGGTGTCCTAACCAGTTAGACGATGAGAGCATATTGGTACCGATGAGAAGACTCGAACTTCCACAACTTACGTTACGAGTACCTAAAACTCGCGGGTCTACCATTCCCCCACATCGGCAATATTTGGTAGGACTGGTGGGACTTGAACCCACGGCCAACAGGTTAAAAGCCCGTTGCTCTACCACTGAGCTACAGTCCTATAATTAGGACGGTTTTTATCTGTATCACACTCTAGGGCTTGCTGTACCGCAACTCAATCGGCCTGGGCTTGCTTGCTTCATGACAGACCGGACGTAACCGAAAACCGGTAACTGGTGCCCCCACTCGGATTCGAACCAAGTTCTGCGGATTACAAATCCGCTGCATCGCCATTTATGCTTTAAGGGCCGCTCAGAAAGTATATTATCAAGGCTAGAACATCATATGTCAAGAATTATGTGGGCCAGTAGCGATAAAGTTTCTTCCATTTCGATTGCGAAGAATAGATGCCTGATTCTTTTCAATTCTTTCTAGTCGAGCGTTAATCTCTTTTAATAAAGTAATAACTTCTCTAGCCCACTGAATCATATATCACCTTTTGCTCGGTTCTCACTGCGGGAAACTTCAAAACCGTTTGGATAGCGGCTTTCTAGTTTTGCCACATTCATTTTTACGATTTCCTCCAGATCTGCTCCCAGAGCATTGGCAGCATTGGCGAGATACCAACATATATCTCCCAACTCACGTAGCATATGATAACGAACGTCAACATTGAGTTCTTTTCCTTGAAAAATTACTTTTTTAACAATCTCTGAAAATTCACCACTCTCGCTAGCCAGTCCAACACTTGCCGTCAGCAAGAGCGGGACATTCGCGTCAATCGTTACAATTCGATCAATAAATTCGCTAATACCTTTTGATTCGCGGCTAGTAGTATACTCTACAAATCTCTGATACTCAATCAATTCTACCACAGTTCGATTCCTTTTTCTTCAAGTGCACGGCGACATTCTTGTGCGATTTGCATATGCTCTCGTTGCGTGCCGTTACCACAACGAGTATCAATATAGTGCATCCAGCTGCGAAGAGTTCCATTCATATAAATGCGCGATTGCGTCATTCCTTCTGGAAGAACAGCACGAGCCTGTTCCTTTGCAATTCCATTATTAATAGCCCACTCATAAACTTCCTGAGCAACATCGCTTAGCTCTCGTTGGCACTCCTGCCACTTGTACTGAAGCACTTCGTCATTTGCATCAATGCTGTTCTGACGGTTCTTTGTATCTTGCAGACGCGCGTCACGAAAGATAAAGTCGCTCGTAACCTCTGCGTATCGCTGGCTAAACTCCTGAAAAGTAAAAGAGCGATGACGAAGAATTTGACGAGCAATATCTCGCGTAGTTGTGATTTCGAGACAAGCGTTTGCCATCTCAAAAGGAGAGAAGTGTTTGTTTTTTAGCAAATATTTAATCAGCTGTGGAGCAGTAGTCATATTGTGCTGATTTGCAGGGTTTGATACCCGCGCACAGTATGCTACAGTCTCCATGGCGGAAGGCGTAATCCATACAACTTTTACAGACATTTCAAACTCCTCTCTATCAATTTCAAGTATTATACCACTCATTCACTTGAAAAGTCAAGTAACATTTTTCCAAACCCTTCGAAAAAATGTTACTTGACTTTCTATTTAATTATTGATAAAATGTACTTTACCTAAGGAGGTACAATGGCAAAACACTATCAACCGCAACATTTTCAACCGAAGTCTTTCTCGCCAATAACTCGAAACCAAAAGAAGGTTTTTGACTACTTTCCGAACAATCATCTTGTATTGCATGGAATGGCCGGAACAGGAAAATCCTTTCTATCTCTATATCTATCCCTTCAAGCAATTCTAGCTAAAAAATCCCCCTACTATAAAGTCATTATTATACGCAGTGCAGTACCAACTCGAGATGTTGGATTTCTTCCAGGATCACTGAAAGAAAAAATTGAAGCGTATGAAGAACCTTATAAAATAATTGTAAGTGAAATCTTTGGCCGTGGCGATGCTTACGGCATTCTCAAAAATAAAGGGCAAATAGAATTTGTCACAACTTCCTATCTTCGGGGAGTTACGCTTGATGATTGCATCGTTATAGTTGATGAATTTCAAAACTGTACCTTTCAAGAACTAGATACTATTATAACGCGAATAGGCGAAAAAGGAAAGATAATTTTTTCTGGCGACTATCGACAAAGTGATCTTGAAAAAGCTCGTGAGAAGAAAGGAATGTCGCATTTTCTAGACATTCTTGAAAAAATGTATGAATTTGAATTTGTGGAGTTCGAAGTAGAAGATATAGTACGAAGCGGGCTGGTAAAGTCTTACATTATTGCTAAGTCGGAACTTGAAGACCACATAAAAAATAGTGCTTGACTATCGTGTTATTCCCTGTTATAATATATGACAGTGTGCGGAATCTTCCCACACTGTTATAGACTAACCGCTACCGAAAGGGGCAATACCATGGAGAATAAAATGAAACTTGATACTTTTTTTGTCGGCTTCGACACTTTTGCACGGAATATTCCTGTCACTGGCACTGACTATCCACGATATAACACTCTAAAAACAGATGATGGTGGATACTTGCTTCAAGTAGCACTTCCTGGTTGGGAACCTTCCAACGTTGAGGTCTGCCTACATAAAGGCGTACTTACAATTAAGGGAGAAAAGCAAGAACAGGACGAGAATCTTCAGTGGATTCATAAAGGAATCTCTTCGAAGAGCTTTGAGCGCAATTTTAAATTAGACACTGACCTTGAAGTGAAGACCGCAAAGTTTCACAATGGAATGCTATCTATAAGTCTTCAGTATTCTTATAATAGTAAACCAATCAAGATCGAGGTACAATAATAGTTGAGGCCGCTCTTCGGGGCGGCCTCTTCTTTAAGTACATTGGATCAATCCATGTTACTACCAATTTTAGGCGGAGTTGTAGAATTAGGAAAAACTTGGTTAGAAGGTAAAAATACCAAGATAAAAGCAAAAGCAGAAGCCGAAGCTACGGTGCTTGTAAAATCTGCTGAAAGCGAAGCAAACTGGGAAAATATAATGGCCCAGAATAGTGCTTCTTCTTGGAAAGATGAATGGCTGACTATTCTTTTTAGTTTACCTATGATACTGTGTTTTTTCCCAGATACGGTTCAATATGTAAGAGATGGATTTACCGCTCTTGATAGTATGCCAGACTGGTATCAGTATACCTTGTCCGTTATTGTAGCAGCATCATTTGGAGTTCGCTCCGCTATTGGATTTATGAGGAAAAAATGAATTACGAAATACTTAAAAAAGAAATCATGGATGATGAAGGCGTCAAGTACGAAATATACCTAGACCATCTTGGTTATCCAACTGTCGGTATTGGTCACTTAATTAAACCAGATGACCCTGAATATGGAAAACCTATTGGTACAAAAGTAACCGATAAAAGAGTTACTGAATTATTTATCTCCGACGCAGAATGTGCGGTGAAAGACTGTAAAAAGTTATTTGTAAATTTTGATACGATTCCAGAGGATATTCAGCACGTACTAGTAAATATGATGTTCAATCTTGGGTACACGCGCTTTTCAAAGTTTAAAAACTTTAAAGCTGCTATTGATGTAAGAAACTGGAAAAAAGCTTCAATAGAAGGAAGAGACTCGCTCTGGTATAGGCAAGTTCCAAACAGAGCTAAAAGATTAATGGATAGACTACAGAATGAACACTGAAAGTAAAGTTTACCACAAATACAGAAATAGAAAATTTATTATGTGTGCTACTGGGCCTTCGCTAACACCGGAGGTAGTAGAGACTATTCGTAAATATAAAGGAGACCACGTAGTTTTTGGTATAAATGACGCATATAGAACTATAGATTTTTTGGACGAGCATTATGCTTGTGACGAAAAATGGTGGGAGTGCTGGGGCGCAGACTTTCGTGAGAAATACCCACATCTATCCTCTTGGGCTTACGGCAGTAACGCGGCTAAATGGGGTGTGAAAGTTATAAAAGGATTCCACAATACTGGATTCAGTCTTAGACAAGACAAAGTTCATTATGGGTCAAATTCCGGATATCAAGCTCTAAATATTGCATTTTTAATGGGCGGACGAAAGTTTATTTTAGTTGGCTATAATATGCAAAAAATTAAAGGTAAGAGTCATTTTTTTGGCGACCATATGCAAATGAGCAATAATAGCCCCTATAATATTTTTGTTCAAAATTATAATAGCATACAAGGCCCTATTAGAGATCTTGTAGTTAATTGTACAGAAAATTCTGCTTTGAACTGTTTTCGAAAAAGTAATTTAGAAGAGGAATTACAAAGTGATTAAAATATTTGTCGGTACTTCCCAAAACGGGGAAGATGCTGTTGCAGAAAAAACTTTAGAGTATTCTTTAAGAAAACACTCAAGCGAACCACTTGAGGTTATTTTTATGAGAAATAATGATTCTTATATGGGGTATTTTAATAACTCTACATGGGCTACACCATTCACCAATCTTCGGTGGACTATACCAGAATATTGTGGATTTACTGGAAGAGCTATCTATATGGATGTAGACCAGCTAAATTTAAAAGATATTTCTGAGCTATATAATATTGATTTAAATGGCAAGCCTTTCGCCTCACGCGAAGATCGCCTTTGTGTTATGGTTATTGATTGTGCGGCTATGCAATCTCTAGTGCAGCCAGTATCCGTAATTAAAAATACTCCAAACTATGGTACGAGCATTTATTGGGATATTGTTAAGAAAAGCCATCACTTTGACCCAAGATGGAATTGTCTAGATGGGGAAGATCGACCTATATCAGATATATGGCATCTTCATTTTACTTCCATGCCAACGCAACCCTGGAAACCGGCATGGTTTCGTGGAATACCAAAACCACATTGGAGAAAAGATTTAGTAGACTTATGGGATATGTATAGAATTGAGGCGTATGCGAATGCTTGATATCATAACGCCTAGTGGCGATAGGCCACTTCAGTTTTCTTTGTGTGTAGAGTGGATGAAAAAACAAACTTTTACTGGCAAAGTGAACTGGATTATAGCAGATGACAGTATAGCTTCTCATTATGAAACTCCAAAAATGCCAGATAATTGGAGCGTAACGCATTTAAAAATTAATAGACTAACTTTACCAACTTTTAGTACTCAATCAGATAATATATTGAAAGCATTGGAAAATGTGAAGAATGATAAAATCGTTATGGTAGAAGACGATGATTATTATCATCCAAGTTGGCTAGAAACTTGTGATAAAAATTTAAACAATTGTGATATTTTTGGCAGGACAAGAGTTATTTTTTATAACATTTCAAATAAAACTTTTTGGGATAAACAGTATAATAATGGTTTAAACCCAATGTGCCAAACTTCGTTTAAAAGTACGTTAATACCTAAATTTAAAGATATCTGTAGTAAAAATACAGAATTATTAGACCATTTACTTTGGGGATTAGTAGAAGATAGCAAAAAAATATTTTTAAGTAATAATAAAATAGAGTACGTTATTGGAATAAAAGGATTATCGGGTCGTGGTGGAATGAGTAGAAAACATACAATGATATTCAATAATCCAGACCCAGACTACTATTATTTAAAAAAATTTATTGGCGAAAATGCTTTAACTAGGTATAAACAATATGCTTAACATAGCTATAATTGGTCACGGCCCTAGCTTATTAAATTCAAATTTAGGTAATAATATAGACTCTTTCGATATAGTTATACGTCAAAAAGCAGTGTCACACTCTTTGATGACTACTTACCCTGAAGATTTTGGTAAAAAAACTTCTATAATTTGTGGCTCCTACACAATAAAAGAAGCTTTATTTTGGGATTCTAAGGCAGATATATGGGTTTTCGCCGATTCTAGGCACGAAAAAATAAATATAAAACCAGACCTAAGATTTACATTATTAAAAGATAAATGTGATTATTGGAATGATTTCTATAGGTCTTTAAGAACTGAAAACTTTACTAGACATGAAAAAATGACAATTCATCCAACATCTAGTGATGTTGGGCACAACCACATGAGTTGTGGATTGCATACCATTATGTACGCTTGCGAAATTCTAAAACCAAAAAAATTAACTTTATTTGGTTTTGATAATGTAAGTTCTGGTACATTTAATTGGTCTTTAACTAGAGGCCCTACTTGGGGTCAGTATCCTGACCATAGATGGGATATTGAAAAAGAAATGCTGTTGATATTAGTTGATAGATACTCTATAGAATTAGAATTTATATAGGATTAAATAATGAAACTTGTAGAATTTATAGAATCAGTTGAATATGAAAAAACTGATAAGTATTATTTAGGACTTATACATGAAGTTTATGAAATTATTTTTACTGAAAGTTTGAGGGATAGTACTTTAAATTTACTAGAAATAGGTATAAAAGATGGTTTATCGCTTTTATTGTGGAAAGATTATTTTTTAAATGCAACAATAACTGGGATTGATATAAAAGAATGTTTATCTTTAAATAAAGAAGAAAGAATTATACAATTAATAGAAGATGCATATACTATAAATACAGTTAAAACTTTACCAAGTAACTTTGATATTATAATTGATGATGGGCCACATACCCTGGAGTCAATGATATTTTTTTTAACACATTACCCAAATTTATGCCGCAAGGGTGGATTAGTTATATTAGAAGATATATTATATGCTGATTGGATGCCGACTTTATTAAGTATAGCAAAAACCCACGGAACAGTTAAGCATAAAAATATCAAAAATTTAATGAGATCTGATAGGCTACAGAGAAAGTGGAAGGACAGGGATTACTTTACTATTGTACTAGAGGTTTAAATGAAAGTTTTTATTGGGTGGGATTCTCGAGAAGAGATAGCGTATGAGGTTTGTAAAAAATCTATTAAGCTGCATAATGATTTTATAGAAGTGTACCCGATTAAACAACAATACCTACGGGAGCTAGGAATATATAGAAGAGAAGAAGACCCGCTAGCTTCAACAGAATTTACACTAACTAGATTTTTAGTTCCATATTTAAGCGACTACTCTGGAATATCAGTATTTATGGACTGCGACATGTTAGTACAAACAAATATTATGGGCGTTTTACAAGAAATTATATACAAGGGGGACCCTGTAAGTTGTGTGCAGCATGAAAGTTATGTACCCAAATCCTCTATAAAGATGGACGGAAGAGTACAGCATACATATCCAAAAAAGAACTGGTCTTCTTTCATGGTTTTTGATTGTGGGCACCCTGAGGTAAAAAAGAATCTAACTTTGAGTAAAGTTAATTTATACTCCCCACAGTATCTTCATAGAATGGAGTGGGCTTCTTCTATAGGAAAACTACCCCACACTTGGAATTATTTAGTTGGCTATTACAACGATATAAAGCATCCTAATGTTTTACATTATACAGATGGCGGCCCCTGGTTTGACGAATACTCAAATTGTGAATTTTCAAATAACTGGTTAGAAGTAGCAAAGCATGTTTAATATATATACAACATTCTCACCCGCTGACTATAGATTATACGGCAGTAGGTTTATAGATACTTTTTTACAGTATTGGCCAGAAGATATAAAATTGTACATATACTATGAGGGAACTCCAGAGATATTAAATGACAGAATAGTATGGGTGGATTTTAACAGAGAATGTCAAGAGCAAATTGAGTTTGTAAGAAGAGGTCTGTCAATTAAGCAAGACTCTTTTTATAGAGGGGCTGCAAGATTTTCATATAAAGCGTTCACTATAATAAACCACTTAGAGAAAAATATAGATAGATACAATATATGGTTGGATGCTGATTGTATAACTGTTAAACCAATAAATTTAGAATGGTTAAATACTTTAAAATCTGGGGCTTCTTGTGTATCTGTACTAATGAGAAATACTCGTGCTATTGAGTCAGGATTTATATTGACAGACAATAATCACCTAGAGTATAATACGCTTTTGCATAATTATGCTAATATTTATAGAAGCGACGAAATTTATAAATTACCAGAGTGGCATGATGGCTACATATTAACTTATGTAATAAAAAGATTTAAAATACCTTATTTCGATTTATCCCCAAATAATGAGTATAGGGAAATCCACCCTTTTTCCGCTGGCGTTCTCGGTGAATATTTAGACCATTTAAAAGGCCCAAGAAAAGCAGACGCGGGCTCTAGAGAAAGAAACTATTTTTGGGGGAATTAAAATGTCAAGAAACGCAATAGTACAATTTCATATTAACCCAAGTTTATATAAAAAAGGTAATAAAACTAGTGTACTAGATAAAACTAATGAAGTTATTTTTAATTATTCAAGTAAGTCTTTTCGAGATTACTGCATAAAATATGATTTAGACTATATACTTATAACTGAGCCTAAAGTAAATTATATTCATCCTACTTGGGAAAGATTAGATTTATGGATAAATAAAGACCATTGGTTTGATAAGTATGATAGTATATGCTATGTGGATACAGATGTATTTGCGCTGCCAAAAGCCGATAACATATTTTCTTTTAGTAAAGATAATAAATTTTGTAGAGTACCCTACTGGAAGGCAAACAAAGAGTTAGATCAAGATAGTATTTTTATAGGTACTAGAATAAAAGAATCCGGATTTCAGGCGGGGGTTATTTTATTAAATTCATACGTTATAGAAAAAACTATAGATGACGTACTGGACTATAAAAATATAAAATTTACTGATGATTCTGTACTATTAAATTATGCCATAGCTAATAGTGATATTGATATTTATAATATACCTGAAACATTCAATGTTAAATATACGCCCAACACTAATTTATCCGTAGTTAATTTTTTGCACGCTTTTGGAAAATTTAAAGTAAATCACCCAGAAGCATTCTTATCAACTTTAAAAGGAATTTTTAATTAAATATGAATTTGATACTTTGTATAGCTGGATTAAACACTAGATTTCACGATGTTGGATTTGATATACCAAAATATCTTTTACCCTGGAATAACACAACTATTATTTCAGAAATTATAACTCAACTCAGTTATGGGTATGATTTTGATGAAATTATAATCTTAGCAAATAGTAGAGATAAATATTTTAAAAACAATTTATATTCAACACTTGAAAATGTCCCAAATAAACATATTTACTATATTGCGGACACTCTTGGACAAGCGCATACGGCAATGGTTGGTGCTAGTCTATTAAAATATAAAAATAAACCTATTGCTATTATGAATGGGGACACTATATTAAAAGGAAGAAATTTTTTTGATATAGAAAAATTTGCGATTAAAAACGATGCTTATGTTGATGTATTTATCTCAAATAACCAAAAGTATAGTTATGTAAAATCAGACTCTAATGGGTATGTTCAACAAATTGTAGAAAAAATACCAATATCTCCTTTTGCTAGTTCTGGACTGTACTGTTTTAAAAGTTCTGAATTTTATATGGAACAGTTTAACGAAACTGTAGAAATGTCACAAAACTCAGAGATATATGTGTCAAATATTTTAAGTAATATGATTAGCGCTAAAAAATTTGATATTTACTCTAACGGTTTAGATAATAACCATAAAACTATTGTTTTGGGGTCTCCGTATGAATATGGTATAGAATTTGCTAAATTAATGGTTACTACATAAAATGAAAGTAACTAAATTAAAAGGCGGTTCTTTAAGCTCAACTGTTCTTGTAGAAAGTGACAGCACTAAATTTGTTAGAAAATCTGTAAATACAACAAAAGATAGAGAGTACGGCTTTATACGCTGGTACTCTCAATTAAAAAAGATGCAAAGATTATCCGAACTGCATAATAGTCTTTTCCCAAAAATTTTAAATGTAGGCTATGAAAATGGCAACGCATTCTTTGATATGGAGTATCTTTCAGGGTTTACAGATATAAAAACTATTTTTACTGAAAGCAATGTTGAAGATACTCAAATAAAAAAGATTAATGATGCTTTGTGGAAAGCTTTTGATGCATTACATAGTTATACATATAAGTCTCTACCAAACATTTCTTTCTTGTATTTTATAGAAGAGATAGAGCAAAAAATTTTAGACGCTAAAAAAATGAGTTCAGATTTCTATAAATTTACTGAGCAAGATTACTACATATTCAACGGCAATAAAATATCTAATTTAGCTAAGTATAAAAGCTCTTTAGAAAAAATATTTAAAAACCTCAAAATAGACTTAGAAGGTAATATACATGGTAACCCTACATTAGAGAATATAATGTACTCTTTTGATGAAAATAGAGTTGTGTTTATTGACCCATATGAAGAAAGTGTTGTAGATACAAAATATTTAGATTATTCTATGGTATTGCAGTGTTCTAGAAGTTACTATGGATTTATAAATGATAATTCCGTTAGTATAGACTTTCCACACATAAATAAAAACAATAAAAAAATACCTCACCCTTTCATTCATTTTAATACAAGTTTTGAAGAGGAGCTAACTAAGCGAGTTAAAAATTTAAATATTATTTATATTTTGGAGGCTTCTCAATTTATAAGGATGTTACCATTTAAATGTGCGGCTGGCGAAGTAGAAAAAGCAAAGTATTTTTATGCGCATGCCAGTAATTTAATAGAAAGGTGTATTAATGAATAATATCTTAAACAATTTTAATAACTACAAAAGATCTTGGAACGTAACATCAGAATTACCTATTAATTTTACAATAAAATATTCTAGCGATATATTTAACCCTATAAACCATGATATACTACAGTATAATGACTCTACTAGAAGAATAGTAATTATAGATAAAATAATAAATGATTTGTACGGTGAAAATATATTATACTATTTTTCCTGTTTAAAGATAGATTTAAAATTATGTGTTATTGACTCAAAAGAAGAAAATAAAAATTGGGAGCACGTAAATAGTGTTTTAAAATTTTTTGAAGATCTATCTCTGTTAAGAAGAGAGCCCATAATAGCAATAGGTGGTGGCGTACTATTAGATTTAGTTGGATTTTGTGCCTCAATATACAGAAGGGGCATTCCATATATAAAAGTACCAACTACTTTACTAGCAATCGTGGATGCTTCAGTTGGGGTTAAAGTTGGAGTTAATCATTTTAATAGAAGAAATAGAATAGGTTCTTATTACCCGCCAATCGCTACTTTTATAGATAAAAAATTTATAAACACCCAGGATGAGCGAAATATTGTAAATGGCATAGCAGAAATATACAAGTTAGCTTTAATAAAAGATGAGGAGCTATTTTTACTGTTAGAGGACAATTACGCACAATTGATACTAGAAAAATTTCAGTATGGCGCAGTACCGGTTAGAGTAATTAATTTAGCGATAACTGGAATGATAAATGAGCTAGCCCCAAATCTTTGGGAGAAAAAATTAGACAGATGCGTAGATTTTGGGCATTCATTTAGCCCATTAATTGAAATGAAAAATATGATAAATTTATATCATGGCGAAGCTGTAATTTTAGATTGCTTATTCAGTTCCTGTATATCTTATAACAGAGGATACATAGATAAAGAACAATTAAGTAGAATATTCATAACAGCTAAAAATTTAAAACTGCCAACATTCCATAAAGATTTTACTAATATTGAACTATTAAAAAATTCTTTAGAAGACACTATGAAACATAGAAATGGCAACCAGTATCTGCCTGTACCAGTAAATATAGGAAACTATACTATACTTAATGACCTTACTCAGCAAGAATTAAAAGAGGCTATAGACACATTTATAGTTTTAAATAATGATTAAAAATATTGTCATAACCGGGACTTCAAAAGGTCTAGGAAATTCCTTAGCAAAATACCTTTTAAATAAAGGGCACAAAATATTTGGCATCAGTAAAACTTTGTGCCCAATTGAACACGAAAACTATAGGCATATACAACTAGATATAAGTTCTCCAGAAGTTGATATATTTAAAAATTTCAGCAAAGATTTTAAAATAGATATATTAATAAATAATGCCGCTATTTTTTTAATGAAAAAATTCGAAGAGACAAGTTTTAGTGAAATAAATAATATAATAGGAACTAACCTATTAGGATCTATTTACATCACAAAATCTTGTATTCCTCATATGAATAATGGAGCTAAGATAATATTTGTAAACTCTGTTGCGGGTTTACAGGAATTAGAAAATCAATCTATATATTGTGCGTCAAAAGCTGGTTTAACCTCTTTTGCCGGAGTTTTAGGATTGGAGTTAAGAAGTAAAAATATTTCTGTTACTAGTATACATCCAGGGGGTATAAATACTACATTGTGGTCTGATAAAAATCCTTATCCATGCGGAGATGTTTCGGAGGCACTATCAACAGATGACATTTGTAACTTAGTGGATCTTATACTATATTCAAAGGCAGTGTATAAAAATATAAAATTATTTCCATCAATTGAGTGGCATTAGTTCTTGACTTACTTTGCTTAAAGCTGTATAATATGTTTTTCGCAGAGTATACCTACGATGAATCTATTTTATCTTGATGACGATCTCGACAAGTGTGCCGAGTATCATGTTGATAAACACGTAACTAAAATGCAGCTCGAAGCCGCACAAATGATTTGCACTAATCTTTGGATAGATATGCTACTCGGCTATGTGCCTCGCGCACTTAATAAAGAAGAAAATAAAGTTCTTTCCGTCAAGCGAATCGAACAGTCCGCTCTTCCGCTAGAGGAGCGGACTATTCCTTATTTGCCAACAATGCAAAACCATCCTTGCACAATTTGGATGCGCACATCTCTTGATAACTTTGAGTGGTCGCATTGCTATGCTAACGCGCTCAGTTCCGAGCAGCATTATCGCTATGGAACTACGCACAAATCAATCACAGTTATCAATAGTCTTCCCGATCCGAAAAATATTCCTTCGATCGGGTTTACAAAGTTTGGTCTTGCAATGCCCGATCAACTTAAAAACTATGACGATCCAATCGGCTCTTATCGTATGTATTATATGCTAGATAAGGGTACATTTGCCTCTTGGAAGAGTCGTTCAAAGCCTTACTGGTGGGACGAGAGTATTGCAGACTATGAAAAAAGGATTACACGATGATTTGTAAATCTTGCGGTGACGATATGTCCGGTGATGGGTACACTATTCCCTATCACTGTATTCGAGTATCGGAGAAAGATTGGTGGTATACGCCGCCCGATTCTGGCCCCTATTTCTGTGATGAAGATCTCGGATTCTTCTATGAAGATGATTGAAAAGGGGTCCTACAGTATCCATAGATTCTTTTATCCAGAGAGACACTTTATAATATATAAAGGGGATACTGCTGTCGCAATGACGATGTACGAAAAAAACGCATTTAAAATTTTTAATGAACTTGTGGAGGAGCAGAGTGGCGCGAGTAAAAGCAAAGGATTACGAAGATCTGAGTGACACGAATATTCGAAAAGTCATTGCGGCATTGAACGCCTCTCCGGCCGCAACTAAAAAAGAAGCGTGTGAGATGCTGAAAATCTCGTACAATACTTCTCGACTGAATAATATTATTGAGGAGTTTGTAGCTCGTCAGGAAAACATTAAACGTCTGAAAGATAAGAAAAAAGGCCGCCCTGCAACTAACGATGAAATTTCATATATTATTACAGAGTATATGAATGGTACGCCTGTATACGCAATCTCAGATAAACTTTATAGGTCTACAAATTTTATCAAAGCAATTGTAGACCAGGTTGGAATTCCACAACGAGAGCCAGGCTTTAGCCCTCTGAAGCCACAACTTCTTCCTGAAAGCTGTATTGCGGAAGATTTTGATAACGACGAAATTGCTTGGTGCGCCCAGCACAGGGCAAAATGCGTTATTAAAAAGCGGCTTGACGATAATTATTATGTACCCAAGTACGGCGTTCCATGCTATAGTGTGTATATATTGGGCGATGGATTTTTCTCTTCAAGCCTAGCATATGATCTAGGCAAACTCAGCCATCTTGAAGGCTATGGAATTAATTTGAATGATCTTTGAATACTATATAGTTTTTTGTATTACAACAGCTTTTTGTATGCTATGGCTAAATATGAGGGCCAAAGCAGAGAGCTTAGTAAAAGATTCCACACTTATATTTTATGTAATGGCTTTTTTACTCGGGTTTATATTTGCCCCAGTATTCTTTTTCATATTTGTATTTCACTCAGAGAGCTATAAAGCTGGTATTGTACAAGCAATTAAAGAGACATACCCATAAAAAGTTCTTGACTTTGAAACCCAAATATCTTATAATACTCTTCATACGGTGAGGGAAAGATAGATGGGCGATAGATTTTACCGTCAGCAAATTAAAGCTACCGGGAGCTGTCCCGGATTTAATAAACCAACGAAAGGAAAACGCAAAATGGCATGGGATGATGATAAGCGCGCAGCAGCAGTAGAAGCCTACGAGAAGGCCAACCCTACTTCTGAGAACTCGATGGAAATCGTTAAGCAAATTGCTGACGATATGGGCGAGTCTGCAAATGGTGTTCGTATGGTACTTACGAAAGCTGGCGTCTATATTAAGAAAGAAGCTGCTTCAAAAGGTTCCACTAGCACTGCAAAAGCAGCTACAGGTACTCGTGTATCTAAGGCTGGCGCACAGGAGGCAATCACTGCTGCTCTTCGTGATGCAGGCCAAGAGATTGACGAAGATGTTGTTAGCAAACTTACTGGCAAGGCTGCCATGTACTTTGCAACTATCATCTCAAATCTGAATAAGTAAGTTGTAATTCTACTTAACCCCGATAGTTTCGGCTATCGGGGTTTTTCCACATCTCGACATATTAGCTTCGAAGAAAGAGGTTTCTTGCAACGCAATATGGAGTGTTTTTGTGGACAAAGAAGAGTTAAGAAAATTAGTAGAGGATGCGGGAGACGCAGTAATTACTTATAAGAGCCCAAACTCTAAAAAAGTAAAGTACAATGTCTGTACCGTAGATTTCTCTACGCCTTATATTAGGCAAAAAAGCAACAGGGCAAAAGAAGATGATGAGAGTCTTCTAATGTTTTGTTGGGACTGCGATGCATTCCGCCTAATGAAACCAGAAAACGTAAAGTCAGTTGTTCCTCTTGCCTCAATTTTAAGGAATGAGTGAATGGACGTTTACAGCAGAATAATAACAAATGATGGTCTAAAGCAAGTACGGCTATACATAAATGAATTTCGAGAACAAGAATACTTACATATTCGTGAGTTCTATCTTGATTTTGACGAAGAGTGGAAGCCAACTCCAAAAGGAATCTCTATTCCGCTTGAAATAGAAACATCAAAAGAATTATTTATTGCAATATCTGAGATTTTATCACTAGCAGAAAGCAAGAAAGTTGTCGAAGAAATCTTTGGCGACTTAATAAGAGGCATATATTCAGCATGATGTTATTTATTGGGTTAGTATTGGGTGTTACTCTTTTCTATACGTTACTTGGTATCGTTAAGTATTACGTTGACGAACTAGGAAAATAAGTTTGACAAATGTAACTCAATGCTTTAAAATACTTCTTTTGAGGAATTCAAATGAAAGATTTTCTAGACCGTGCGGCGAAAGCCTATTACGACGGCAACCCAATTATTAGTGATGAAGAGTTTGATGCTCTTTCTTCTGCTTTTTCTTATGAAAGTGTGGGCGCAAGCGATGGCGAGTACCCACACCTTTTTCCAATGTATAGCCTTCAGAAAGTATTTGAGGGTGAATCATCTCCGGACTATTTTTCCTTCCACGACTTTATTGTAACTCCAAAACTTGATGGAGCTGCTGTAGCACTTGTCTACGAGCAGGGCATCTTCGTGCGCGGGCTTACACGAGGCAATGGAAAGAAGGGTAGAAATATTACTTATCTTCTTCGGCATCTTGTTCCGAATATAATCTATACACAGGAAACTATTCAGATTACTGGAGAAGTAGTAGCCCCGAAAACTATTCCTAATGCACGAAACTATGCTTCTGGAGCACTCAATCTCAAGTCGATTGATGAGTTTCTCACTCGTGATCTTACGTTTATTGCTTACGATGTTCAAAGCAAAGTTACAGATAGTTTTGTAGAGGATATGCGACTTCTTACAGAGTTTGATACTATTCTAGATTCAGACTGGGATCTCTTTCCGCACGATGGAAAAGTATTTCGTATTGATAGTAATTCAGTTTTCGAAGAGCTAGGATATACCGCACATCATCCACGTGGTGCCTTTGCTCTCAAAAGAAAGGCAGAAGGGGTGGTTACAAAACTACTCGATGTAAAGTGGAATGTCGGAAAGTCTGGCGTAGTTGCTCCAGTAGCAATTCTAGAGCCAGTAGTGGTCGGAGAAGCAACAGTATCAAAAGCTACTCTTCACAATATTCGATTCATTGAAGAGATGGATCTTGAGATTGGGTGTCTAGTTGAAGTTATTCGATCTGGTGAAATTATTCCCAAGATTGTGAGGAAAGTAAAGTGATTGATGATAACAATATGTTTGGCTATCATGGTGTTCTTGATAAAAAGACACACTATGTTCCAGCCATTGGTATGTTTGACCATTTCTGGCTTATTCGTCCAATGACGAGAAAAAAGCTACTAGAAGGTTGGATCTTTACGCTTCAAACAATTCTGGATAACGAAGAGTTTGAGCCTGACGAAATTGTAGGAAATGTTCTGATGTTCTCAAACGAAAATGTAAAAGAAGAAAAAGAGAGCGATAACGTCGTACAATTTCCAAATATTCCACGTTCACTGTGAGCGGAATTTACAACGAAACATTCTTTAAAAATCATCCAGCAGAGGCCGAAGGCCCTGGGGTGTTGTACTGCGTTATTCTTGTAAATAAGAAAACTCTAGAACGAGAATGTATTAAGATTGGTATCGCTTACGGAAAGAACTGGAAAGACGTTCTTCGCCGCAGTCGCGGCTTCACCGGGTATGAAGTACGAATACAAAAAGTAGTTCATAGCACGCTATACAAATGCTGGAAACTAGAACAGCAACTTCACGAACAGTTCAAACATCTTAAATTTAGTCCAACTTCGAAATTTGGTGGGTATACAGAGTGTTTTCAAATAGACAACGATATAATTCGGTCTGTACCAAAGAACATTTGACACACCTACAAAAAAATAGTTCTTGACTTTTAAGGTGAAATCCTCTATAATACTTCTTCAATAGATTGAGAAAGCGGTTGTGAAAATAATTGTTCCGACTAATTGCCCAAGCTGCGAGTCCCCGCTCGTATGGAAAAATGACCAGCTCTTTTGCCTTAACGCAGATTGCAGCAGCAGGGCTTTTAAGCGAGTACAGCATTTTGCACATACTCTCAAGATTAAGGGTCTCGGCCCCGCCGCAATTCAAAAGCTCGACATTCAGGACATTTACGATATTTATCATATGTCTATTGAGCAAATTGCAGAAGGTCTACAATCCGAAAAGCTAGCAGCAAAACTTGTAGAAGAGATTGAAAAATCAAAGTCTGCTTCTCTTGACTTGCTTCTTCCCGCTTTTTCTATTCCTCTGATCGGTAAGACTGCCGCAGAAAAACTCTGCAAGGTTATTAACCACATTTCCGAGCTGACTTCAGAGGTCTGTGAAAAAGCAGGTATTGGCCCAAAAGCCACAGAAAATCTATTGAATTGGTTTGAAGAAGAGTTTGTTGGTATCTCTTCTCTTCCATTCACTTTTAGTACCGCTGGCATTGAAAGTAAACCAACTAAAGGTATTGTTTGTATTACAGGTAAACTGAAATCGTTCAAAACCAAGGCAGAAGCCGAAAAGTTCCTACTAGATTTGGGATATATTGTAAAATCTTCTATAACAAAAGAAGTCACAATTCTAGTGAACGAAAGCGGTGTTGAATCTGCTAAAACCCAAAAAGCTAGAGACAATGGTGTCTCTATTATTACTAACCTCTCTGATCTTACAGGTGAATAAATGACTAAGCAAAAATGGACTGATGAGCGCACGGACGCTCTTTCGAATTACGTTGGTGGCGAAGCTCCGGTTTCGCACGCCACTGTACTGGCTGCTGCAGAGGAGCTTGATGCTTCCCCCCGTTCTGTAGCTTCCAAGCTCCGCAAGATGGGCTACGAAGTTGAGTCGTCTGCGTCGGTAACGACGAAGGCTTTCAGCGATGCTGAAGAGGCAACTCTTCGCACTTTCGTAGCGGATAATTCTGGCGAGTACACCTACGGCGAAATCGCAGCTGCGTTCGCTGGCGGCAAGTTCTCTGCCAAGCAAGTGCAGGGTAAACTCCTGTCGATGCAACTGACGGAGCACGTCAAGCCTACTCCGAAGGCTGAAGTAGCGCGTTCGTTCTCGGACGCTGAAGAGCAAAAGTTTATTGCTCTTGCTACCAAGGGCGCTTTCCTTGAGGATATCGCCTCCGCACTGGATCGCAATGTGAACCAGGTTCGCGGTAAGGCTCTCTCACTTCTTCGCTCGGGCGCTATCGACGCGATTCCGGCCCAGAAGGAAAGCCATGCTTCAACTAAGTCTGATCCCCTCGAAGGGATTGACGTAGCTCGCATGACCGTTGAAGATATTGCCGAGGCTATCGGCAAGACGGCTCGTGGTGTTAAGACCATGCTGACCCGTCGCGGCCTTCAGGCTGCTAACTATGACGGCGCTGCTAAGGCTGCAAAAGCTGCTGAAGCTAACGGCTAATTCTTAAAATTTAGGAATACGGCTTACTGGGAAGGAATAAACCCCTTCCCAGTTTTTTCTTTGCATATTTATTGTTACGGGGAATTGATAGGTGAATCTGGCTAGTATTCTTCTCAAGTCGATTATCGCTAACAGCGATATAGACACTTGGGCGGAATCTCAGTATCACTACTTCCCATCTGAGTATTCAGAACTCTGGAAAGTAATAGATAAATATGTGCAGAATCATGGTATTCTGCCAACTTTTGAGTCTATAAATCTCTCACTTCGTGATGGAGTTCTTCGAGAGCGTTTTTCTTCGCTTGAAAAAGTTGAAGATGTTGAAGTTGATGGCAAGACTCTTCTAGAGTATCTCAAGAATGAATATACTCAAATTGAGATTATGTCTCAGCTTGAGAAGTACCTAGAAGATACTATTGCCATTGAATCTGCCGCTGAAAATATTGAAGCACTTCAGAATATTGTTCTGAGCGTAGAAGACAAGGTAGACCTTAAGGGTGCTGCTGAGAATATGCGTAAAATGGAACTCTTCTATACGGAAGAGGATCTTGCGCTACATGAACCGCTTGGGTTAAACGGTGACTACGATAGAATTAGACCCTTTGCCCCTTCTGAACTTATTTTGATTGGTGGCCGTCGGGGTGCAGGTAAATCTACAGCTTGCTGTAACATTGCATCAAACGTTTTTGCTGGCGGCCATTCCGTCATGTACTTTACAATTGAAATGGATGCACGAAGCATTATGCAGCGCTGCTGCTCTATTGCTACTGGTGTTCCTGCCGGTGCAATTCGAAACCGAAATCTTTCTCTTGGAGAATGGCAGCTAGTGGCAGAGTGGTGGTCTACTCGATTTGAAGATGGCGAAAGAGTTTATAATAACTACTTGGGTCATCGCGATTTTACTAAGTTTCATAAAGAGCTGACTTTGAAGCCCCTTCGAGAAAGACAACTTGATATTATTTATAACTCATCGCTAACTCTTGCAAATATTCGAACTGAGCTAGACAAGAAGATGAACAAGCTGGCTCCTCGAGTTGTGGTTGTAGATTATATTAACCAGGTTAAGCGAGGAGTTATTACTCGTAATCGAATGGGACAATATGATTGGACTGAGCAGATTGAGATTAGTAAAGCACTCAAAAGCTATGCTCAGGACTATAACGTAATTATGGTTTCTCCTTATCAAATTGATGGCACTGGAGAAGCACGGTTTGCAAAGGGTATTCTTGACGCAGCAGATGCTGCATTTACTCTTGATGTACACGACAAAGCAGATAACATTATTACTTTCAACTGTGCTAAAATGCGAAATAGTGAAGAAATTTCCTTTACATCTACAATGGATTGGGTATCCTTGAAGATTGGCCCGTCTACTGGCGAGCTGCCAAAGAAAGATGAATCTACAGAAAGCGTTCATGAGGTTATATGAGTAGCGTAGAAGAAATACTTAACGAAAAGGGTGTTTTCTACAAGCAGTCTGGCAAAGACCTTCTCATACGTTGCCTCAACCCAGACCACGACGACAGTAATCCTTCGATGCGAATTGATCGCGTTCTTGGAGTTTTTCATTGTTTTGCTTGCGGATACAAAGGAAACGTATTTAAGCATTATAAAGTAGAAGTAAGTGAAGCTGGAATACGAAGAGAAAAACTCCGTAGAATTATGGATAATCTTCGTAGCTCTGGAGTAGGACTTTCAATGCCAGAAGGCTATCAACCCTTCGAGAGAGATTGGAGAGGTATCAGTGCAGACACCTATAAGAAATTTAATGCTTTTTATCATATTGCTTCGAATTTTTCTGGGCGCGTTAATTTCCCTATTCGCAGCCCGAGTGGTAGAATAGTAGCTTTTCAAGGAAGGGATGAAAGTGGGACGCTAACAGCAAAGTATATGTTTACTCCGCATGGAGTTAAGCTGCCACTTTTTCCACTTGCAAAGCCAATTCAGGGAAGAGTTATTTTAGTCGAAGGAATCTTTGATATGCTAAATTTGCATGACAAAGGTCTTGATAATGCAGTTTGTTGCTTTGGAGTAAATAACTTCAATGAAGACAAACTAACTCTTCTTAAAATTTCTGGAGTATCTGGACTTGACATTGTTTTTGATGCTGATGAGGCTGGTAAAACTGGTGCAGAGAAAATTAAAAAGATTGCTGGGGATTTTCCAGTGCGAGTTATAAGTTTAAAATCTGGTGATCCTGGGTCGCTATCGTCTAAGCAAGTTTCTGGTCTTCGTAAAAGACTATACGGATAAGAATATTGCCTCGATGGCGGAATAGGTAGACGCTACGGACTTAAAATCCGTTTCCTTCGGGAGTGCCAGTTCGATTCTGGTTCGAGGTACCAAACTATGAAAGAATGTGGAAGTCAAAAAGTTGAGCGAGTAGTACATAATGGAGTTAAAGCATATAGAGTTACTGAAGTTATAGGTTCTTATAACGGTCAAACTTTTATGGCTACAACTTTTTATACTCGCAAAAACCCAACATTTGATTATATGGCTGAAGATGTGTTGTGAAAACTCTGAGCGATCTTATACCAGACTCTGTTCTTCAGAGAGATTATCCTCATGTTGCACAAAATTTAGTAGATTTTTGGGGTACGTCATACTTTAATGACTATATAGACCAATTAGCTACTACGAAAAGAAATGATAGGAGCGGGTTCTCCTTTGAGGCATTAATGGAAATACAAAAAGTGTTGGAAGCTCACATAGCTAGGTTTCCACACTACAAAAGAATATATACGGCTTGGTTATGAGAGAATCTACAATAGAGCAAAAAGAAGACATTTTTTTAGTACGTTTGTATGAGATAGTACTTATAAAGATAGTCACTGCCTCTAGTAAAAATGAGGCGGAATTTATCAGTAGATGCTGGGACTCAGGTATTTTTTCTAAAGATGAATTTGATTATGGAAATTAGTGAGCCAATTGGAATTATACAGATAGGTTTAGACCATAAATTTAAAATAGCAGAAGAGAACCATGCTATGCTATATAAATTTTTGTCTAATAAATACAATATAAATATATACAATTTTTATAGAGAAGACCCTATACCAGGTTGCCCTTTCAATACTAGCGCTACTATACAGTTATATGATTTTTTTAGCTCTGCTGAGAAAACATCTGAAAAAATTATTTTGAAAATAAGATCGGACGTTTTTTTAACAAAAAGCTCTATTGATATTTTATGCCAAGAGATAGATGCAATAGTTAGTGGTGAAATAGATATTTCATATCTTGGTTTGTATTTTTCTACCGAATACGATAAAATATGTGTTAGAAAAGATGTAAAGGAATGTTATAAAGTACCGGATAAAATAGTCATTGCTAGAAAAGATAAATTAATAGACAACTGGCTTAATACTATTCATAGTGTTGGCAGCAGCACTAGCGGAAATGTAGCCTATCTACAAATAAAAAATACAATTTCTGTAGCAAGAATGGTTAGTTGTCAAATGTATATAGTTCAAAATAATTTTGATGTAGTAGATAATTGGCAAATATACTATGATTGGTGCAAACGCTATAAAGAAAAGTCTCCAATAGCGGTTGATTGGGTACTAAATAATTTTGACTTAATAAGAACATTTTAATAATCACGGGACTTTAGCTCAGTTGGTTAGAGCAGCCGACTCATAATCGGTAGGTCGTAGGTTCAAATCCTACAAGTCCCACCAAATTGGAAATAATAATGCAATTATCTTTAAAAGATTTAGAAGTTTCTGAGGTTACCCAAAATATTTTTGACGGGTTTAACACTTTTATCTTAAGCGAGGATAGAAGAGTATTCAATAAACTAATCGCTAGATGTTTAATTTATAATAAAGTTAAAGATATACCCGGCGACATAGTAGAATGTGGTGTGTTTAAAGGAACCGGGTTATATACTTTTTTAAAATTAAAAAATATATTTAATCCTAACTCTTCTAAAAAAGTTATAGGATTTGATTTTTTTGATACAGAAAACTTATTGAATTCTATAGTGGACAATAGAGATAAAGAAACTATGGAATTACTTTTTAAGGGAAGAGAATTTTCGCATAATAAATCTTTTAAAGATACCATGCAAGATAAACTTTTATCAGATGGTTTCTTAAAATCAGAGTTTGACTTAATAGATGGGGATATATCTATAACTAGCAAAAAGTTTTCTCAGGATAACCCGGGGATGAAGATATCTTTGCTATATATAGATTTAGACTTGGAGGAACCTACTTATAATACTCTAAATAATTTATGGAATAATATAACTAAGGGCGGGATAGTGGTATTTGATGAGTATGGTTTTCATAAATGGTCAGAGTCTAAAGGTGCGGATAGATTTATGAAAGAAAAAAATCTTAATATTAAAAATTTAAATTTTGCTTGCCCAACAGCTTACATAGAAAAAATGGAAGTCTAAACTTTTATAAGTTCCGATAGCTCAGAGGATAGAGCAGTATCCTTCTAAGATACTGGTCGGGGGTTCGAATCCCTCTCGGAACGCCAGACAGGTGTAAATATGCTAAAAGAAAGTGAAATAGCTGTTTGTATAAGTGGTCTTGCAAGAGATGGCTATGAAACTGCACTTAAAAATGTATACAAAGTATTTCCCTACGATACGTTTTACCTGCACTGGGATGGTTATGGTAATTTAAATTTACCAAATTGCCTATATGTAAAAGAACCCGAGTATGATTACCATAGTACTCTAGATACAAAAATCAAGCCAGATTGCAAAATATGGGAAGGCGTAAATAGAAAGCCTAATTTATTGAATAATGATCGTGGTGGAAAAATGTGGTGGAAGCCAAACTACTATAATCATACTAAAGGTGGTTCAAAACAACTATTGGGCCATTACTACTTAATTAATAGTTTGCCAGAAAAATATAAATTAATTATACGAATTCGTTACGATTTAATTGTATCAACAAAAGTTAATTTCACGCCCTATTTAGAAATGGCTCAAGACGGCACAACTGTAGGTTTCGCGGGCTCTAGACCTGGTATGTATGGCCCCGAACAAAAATTAACTCCCCATTTTAATTGTAATTGCAATATGTGTTCTGGTTGGTACTTATGGGATAATATGTATTTCCACCAAAGGGATAAGTTTAAAAACGTAGAAAGTCTACATAAAGAAAAAAATCTTCTTGGGGCTGAATGGGGTTTGTACCAAATACTATGTCATCAATGGCAAAATAAAAATTTTTTAAATGTTTGGGGCGGTGCGGGCATTATAAGGTATTGTTCGGCTCCAAAAGAAGAATGGATAAACTTATAGGAAAGATGGCAGAGCGGTTTAATGCAACAGTCTTGAAAACTGTCGAAGGGAGACCTTCCGTGAGTTCAAATCTCACTCTTTCCACCAAAAATTTTACTTGACAAATTTACCTCAGAGATGCTATAATACACTCCTATGAACACAACACTAGAAGTATTTGAAATGGACGGCGAACTCTACCTTGAACTTCCGAA